TGCCCGTCCTTGTCCTGCCACTTCCGGGTGGCCATGCGCCCCGCGACGTAGACCTGGGAGCCCTTCTTCAAATACTGGCCGCAGATCTCGGCGAGCTTGCCGAAGGCCGTGCAGCGCACCCATTCGGTCCCTTCCTTGTCCTTCGACTTCCAGCCCACGGCGACGGAGAAGTTCACGACGGCGTCGCCTGCGGGCATGTAGCGCGTCTCGGGGTCTTTCCCCAGACGCCCGATGAACTGGCAGAGGTTCAGGTCGGTCGCCATCACTTGCCCCGCGAGGCGGCGACGGGGCGGTTGACGGCCACCAGGCCGGGGACGTTCATCGCGTCCTTGAGGGCCTTTGCGAGCTTTGCCGCAGCGCACATGTCGACCGCGAGCATGGGGGCCAGTTCCGTGCGGCCGGCGGCGATCGCGCGGGCGATCTCGAGGACGGCCTGTTGCTCGCTGACACCGGGCTTGAAATCGGCCTGCCAGTTGTCGCGCATCGAAAAGCCCGCGACCTTCGCCGTGGCGGTGATGACGGGGGCGGAAGCGGCGACGGAAAGCACGGTCTGGGTGGCCTTGGCCTCGGCGTTCTGCTCGATGGCCGCGGCCTTCTCGGC